TGCTGGAGCACCAGTTGGTATATTAGCTGTACCGATTAATTGTTTTGTGTTTAGGTCAGCACGTACAACATAAGCACGATTACTTACACCTAAGAAACTGTATGCGGCTTGTAGACCATATTCGTTTAATTCTCCAGCGTTAACTGGATTGTTGCTAGCATCTGTTTCAAAGTAAGGAATACCAAATGTATTACCCAAGTCCATTTGACTTGTTAATAGGTATACTTTACCAGCATTTGCTTTTAATGTTCCTGGAGCAGTCGCTGTTCCAGATGAATTCATTTTGTCTTGTTGGCTAGCGACAATGATTAGAGGCACTGTGCCTGGTGCGGCAGGAGTGTAAAAACTCTCGTCGACTACTGTTACGCTTACGCCTGGTGAACTTAATTGAGCCATTGTATTATCTCCATGAGTACATGTTCTTGTATGTATTTATAGCATTTTGAGTAAATGTACTAGTTATACACACCAGAAAAGGTCTGGAAAAGGCCTGGTTTAATTAAATAAAATATGAGACCACTATGTTCGTGCGGTTTACGCCCAACCGCAGTAAATTACAAGAAAAACGGTAAGACGTTTTATAGAAGTATGTGTAATGTCTGCTTAAAACACGGAGCAGATGCTGGAGTTCCACGATGGTATCGAGCAGGATATCGTTTAAAGAATTCTTGCGATAAATGCGGGTTTAAAAGTCCGCATAAAGAAGTATTTGCGCCATTTCACGTAGATGGCGACTTGAATAACTGCCGTCCTGCTAATTTAAAAACTGTTTGTTCTAACTGTGCCCGAGTACTACACAAGGAGAATATTAAGTGGCGGCAAGGAGATCTTGTTCCGGATTTATAAGCTGTTTTACCTGGGCATACAAATCATCTATGCTAGAATCGTTATCTAGAACATAATCAAATTTAGTACCGACCCAAGCAGTTTCGCTAGCATGAATCCCTAGTTTTTCCATACGAGTTTTAGCCAGCATCCAATTCATACACTTGTCACCGGCATTCATATCTGCGGCATCTCGATACCAATCTGGTTCTGGACCGCGTTTTACACGGATAACAATGCCGCCAGCTTCTTTGATACTTTTAATTTCATTAGGAAAACGGCAGTCACTAATAACTATGTCATCTTTTGAGTTGCGTAGTTTATTTTCTAATGAAGCGATCCACATATCATCGTGGAACCCGTTGCGACAAACTTCTGTGCCCCAGTATTGTAAGACCCAACGTGGTGTTAAGTGTGGCATATTTAGACGTTCTGCCCACCAAGGATCTACTTGTTCACGCCAGTCACGGGCTTGTTTTGTGCGGCCTTCCAACATGGTCCTATCCCAGCCAAATACCATACTAACAGCATCTTTTAAACTGTTGGCAAAACTTTCTCGTCTAAAACCATGGAAATTTGTAAGATAATCGGCAATAGTATCTTTGCCAGAACCAATAAAACCGCACACGCCTATAATCATAGAGCCCCCTAAGTTAGCTCTAGTATATAACAGTTTTGTTACAAGGTCAAGAAATTTCTTAACCAATAACGAATGTGTAAGCCGCGCTTCCGTTTACTACGTTGTCCAGAATTTCTTTTTCTAAACGTTCTAGATCTTCTTTGGCTTCGCTAATTAAATCTTTGCCGTTTAATTGCATTCCACCCGATCCTGGACCAGCAATAGTGGCAAACTTACTACGAGCTTGACCTAGCATTTGCTTACAAGTGGCAAGTGTGTAATCTTTGATCCACTGTTTGGCATATACGTCCTGTAGCAATACCCAATCAGGACGGAAATTATACGCTCTAATTAGAATCTGTTCGCCCTGGGCAAATGGACGTTGTAAAATAGTTAAAATATGACTAGTTGGTTTCCATTTGAATTCGATATAGCTACCAAACATACGTCCCACTAACTTTTGATATCCAGCAAAGAAATCGTATGTAGCCAAGCCACCCATCATACTTCCTGACATCATATAGGTATTTGTATAGGCTAAATTAAACGGCTCAAATAAAGTACCACCCGCACCAATTCCACTTCTTGAGCCAATAGCTCTACGGAATACTTCGCGCACTTCGATAACTTCATCAGGTAATCTGTATTCATTTTGATCCTGTATTAGTTCTAAGAACATATAGCTTTCTTCTACGCTGTTTGGACTGCGTTGACGATAGCGATTTAACGCACGATTTAACGCTTCCTCATAGTGTGCTGGATCAAGTTCTACGTCGATCATGCCGTCGCCCAGCATTAACTTACAGTAGTCAAATACTTTATTTCGTTCTTCTGTAGGGTTGCTTTGCTCGGATGGTGCTAGATCTTCTGCCATAATTAGTTCCTCTTACATATTTAGCTAACGATAAATATCATTATGCCACGTTTATCATTATACAAACCAGAAAAGGGTAACGACTACAAATTTGTGGATCGTCAAGCCTCAGAAATGTTCCAAGTTGGGGGTACAGACGTCTACGTACACAAGTATTTAGGCGCTAATACTGACTCGGCTAACGCCACTGCGGACCAGCCAAACTATGCTTCAACTGCGGTTACAAACATACAAGATTTGCTATTTTTAGAAAATCGCGACAGAACTTACGATAGTCAAATTTATAGAATTCGTGGAATTTATAATGTACAAAATATTGACTTTAACCTAAGTCAATTTGGTCTGTTTATTGATAACGACACACTTTTTATGACTGTACATATTAATGATTTCATTAACTATATTGGTCGTAAACCTATTAGTGGTGACGTTTTAGAATTGCCGCATTTACGAGACGACTTTGCGCTTAATGATGCGGATGTGAGTTTACCAAGGTATTATGTTATTGAGGATGTAGGTCGTGCTAGCGAGGGTTTCAGTCAAACATGGTTTCCTCATTTGTATAGATTAAAATTAAAACGTGTAACAGATAGCCAACAATTTGCTCAGATTTTAAATGCGCCAGCTACAGACATTAACGGTGATCCTGTTGCTAGCGGAGCAACTCTTAAAGACTTACTCAGTACATTCAACAAAGAACTACAACTTAACGATGCTGTTGTTGCTCAAGCAGAAATTGACGCACCTAAGAGCGGATATGAAACTAGACAATTCTACACACTTGCGGCAGAGAATGGCGGCACTACTACATTACAAACTGTAGACTCGGGAACAATGAATGCTAGCGGAGGATCGTTAGCTAGCGCACAAGACGGTGTTCCATTACGTACCGGTTATCAAGGCTACTTAGTAGGCGATGGATATCCAGTCAATGGTTATGCGTTTGGTTTTGGAATTCAATTTCCTAGCTTGCCTGCTAACAACGATTTCTTCTTACGTGTAGATATGTTGCCTAACAGACTTTATAGATTTGATGCCGATAGTAACGGATGGATTGCTGTTGAAGATGCTGTACGCATGAACATGACTAACAACGATACACGCAATACACAGAAGACTGGATTCATTAATAATGTAGAATATACATATAATAATGAGTTAGCTAGTGATTTTGTTAACTTGGCAAAAGATGCTACTGTAGTTAATACTACTATTGATTATGCCAATTTCCATCTTACACCTTATGTGGTAATTAGTTTGTCGACAGAAAAATTATCTTTTGCGTTAGCAGATTATCCAAATTTGTTTGTAAGTTATAGTTACACAAGTCCAACTGGTGTTATGAGTAACAAAATAAGAATACAATTACCAACTGTGCCAGATGTAAATAATAACCCAGTACAGCAAACAATTCCATTTGCTGGTCAATGGACTATTAAATTGTACAACAGTAGAGAAGAACAAAGACAGAGCCTTAGTCAGGTTCTTAGACCTAAGGCGGATTTATAATGCAATGGTTTTATGACGGACAGATAAGAAGATATATCACACAAACAATTCGTGTGTTTAGTAACTTTGTGGTCAAATATGGTGACGGAACACTACATCGTATACCAGTTGTGTACGGAGATGCTGACAGACAAGCCGCTAGTATTATTAGACAAAATAGCGAAAATGCGGTTAATAGTGTGCCGCGCATTAGTGTATATGTAACAGAATTAAAATTAGATAGAGATCGACTAGCTGATCAAACTTTCGTAGATAAAGTTCATATTAGAGAAAGAGACATTAATTCTGACGGCACACAATATCTTAATACACAGGGTAAAAATTATACAGTTGAACGTATAATGCCTACACCATTTCAATTAAAAATGAAAGTAGATATTTGGTCAAGCAGTACAGATCAAAAATTACAAATACTTGAACAAATTTTAGTATTGTTTAATCCTAGTTTAGAATTACAAACTACAGACAACTATATTGACTGGACTAGTTTAACAGTATTAAATTTAGAAGATATCAACTGGGATAGTCGTACAGTTCCTGTTGGAAATGATACACCTATTGATATTGCTACACTAACTGTAAGTACTCCTGCTTGGATTAGTCCGCCAGTTAAGGTTAAACATCTTGGTGTTGTTACTAAAATTATTGCCAATATGTATGGCGGTAGTGTTACTAGCGGAACATATATTGCTGGATTAGGTCGAGATCCTTTAGATCCAACTACAACATTAACTGATATATTAAGCACTACCACAACAACTGTTACCGGTTATAAGATACAAGTTTATAATAACCCACAAGGAGTAGGCCAAGCATTATTGTTAGGACCACACGAAAGTGTTATTCCACCAGAACCTAGTTTAGAAGCTGGTATTAGACAGGGTCCTGGTATTAATTGGTTAGAAGTGTTTAGTCAGTATCCTGGAAAATATGTAGCAGGTTCTAGTCAATTATTCTTACAACAACCAAATGGTAGTTATGTAGTAGGTACTATTGCTCTTAATCCATTAGACTATACTGTGCTAACTGTTAATTGGAACGATGATACCTTAACAACAAATACTGGTATTGACAGTAATGGTTATTTAGATTCTGATACAGAGCATTATAATGCCAGTACTAGTTATAGACCTAGTAGCCCTGGTACATTTGACGCAATTATAAATCCGCAAACATTTAATCCTCATCGTCCCCATAACGAAGTTAATCCTCCTAACGTAACTGTAGCGGTAGGTACACGTTATTTGTTAGTAGAAGATATTGGAGCAACAATTAATGAAGAACCTGCGCACGAATGGGGCGCATTAGTTGCTGTGGCAAATGATATAATAGAGTGGACTGGTTCAGAGTGGCACGTGGTGTTTGATTCAACTCACGATCACAATGCCTTAGTGTGGCAAACGAATATATACACTGGAATACAATACTTATGGAACAGTGTTTCATGGGTTAAGAGTTTCGAAGGTGAATATACTGCCGCACAATGGAAAATAGTACTGTAAAAGATCAGATAGTTTGTAGTGGAGCATTATTTTATGCTAAATCTACACGACGTTTTTTACTGCTACAAAAAGCACACGGCAAACACGAAGGCACTTGGGGATTAGTAGGTGGTACTAACATTCAGGGCGAGACTCCTTGGCAAGGTTTAGTGCGTGAAATCAATGAAGAAATTGGACCAAGTCCGGAAATAATTAAAACAATTCCTCTTGAAACTTTTGTCAGCAATGATAAAGTGTTTAATTTTCACACTTATTTGTGTGTAATAGAAGAAGAATTTATTCCATGCCTGAGCGACGAGCATTATGGGTGGGCATGGGCAACTATAGACCGTGCTCCTAAACCCTTACATCAGGGCCTTAGAAATAGTTTTAGCTCAAAAACTATTCGTACAAAACTTCAAACTGTATTCGATTTAGTAGATTTAATCTAGTGCCAAATTTGTCAAAAATTGATACACCTGTTAGATAAATTATAAAGTACAAATTTATTGTTTTAGGAGAGCAAATGGAAAACTTTAAACCAATAAGAGATCGCGTTCTTATTGAAAAAATTAAGGACGATTTAAAAACTAAGAGCGGACTTATTGTTTCGCAAGATGCGCAAGAACGTCCAACAAAGGGCACTATTCTTGCTGTAGGTCCAGGTAAATTAACTGACGAAGGTACAGTTTTACCTATGCCAGTAGCAGAGGGAGACGTTATATTTTATCCAAAATATGCCGGATTTCCTATTAAATTAAACAACGAAGAATATCTAATCCTTGAAGAAAAAGATATACTAGGCATATTCACAGGAGATGAAAAATAATGGCTAAAATCAGTCACAGAGTTGTTACAATGGGGCAAAAGAGCCGAGATGCTCTTGTAAAAGGTGTAAACATATTAGGCGATGCCGTTAAAGTAACATTAGGACCAAAAGGTCGAAATGTTGTTATTGCTCGTCAATTCGGTGCTCCACACGTAACTAAAGATGGTGTTACAGTTGCTAAAGAAATCTTCTTAAGAGACAAACTAGCCGACACCGGAGTAAGAATGATCAAACAAGCGGCAAGTCAAACTAGTAGTGATATCGGTGACGGTACAACTACTGCTACAGTTTTAGCTCAGGCTATGATTCGTGAAGGTATGAAATTCGTTACTGCTGGAATCAGTCCAATTAATTTAAAAAGAGGAATCGATAAAGCAGTAGTTGCGGCAGTTGCTGAATTAGAAAAAATTAGCAAAGAATGCGAAGATGAAAAAACTATTCGTCAAGTAGCTACTATTAGTGCTAATAATGATGAAGACATGGGGGCATTAATTGCTAAAGCCATGGTAGCTGTAGGTAAAAAAGGAAT